TAATTTTAGCTGGCTTTGACTGTAAAGATGCGTCTGTAAAAAGTTATGGCTATAATATAAGTGTTATAGTAAAGAAGAAAAAAGCAGAGCTACCCAATTTAAAATTTGATTCCGGGGATATTAAAGAGCTTACTGAATTTTTTCCTTTCAATGCTACAGAAGGATTTAACGGACAAATAGAAGAGTGGAATTGGTAAATGGCAATAATTAACGGATGGGGTCGAGGTACTTGGGGCGAAGGAGCCTGGGGTGAAGCTTTATCTGTAACTCTTACTGCTCCGTCAGCGGCCACATCTGCACTTGGAACCGTTACTACTGATGGTGAAGCAAACTTAACTTTAACTGGTTTAGCAGTAACCTCAACATTTGGTGGTTTAGCAGTTGATGCTGAAGGACAAATAGGAGTAAATGGATTTGGTCTGACATCAGGCCTAGGAACAGTATCACTTGTTACAAATAACAATGTATCAGTTTCAGGTTTGGTAGGAACCTCTGCTCTTGGCACAGCAGTTGGCTATCCTCAAATTAAGGTAAGCATAACTGGAGTTTCAGCGACAGGTTCCGTTGGAAGTTTTACTTTTGATTGTGAAGCAAATGTAACACCAACAGGTCAAACAGGAACTTCTGCCCTAGGAACTATAGTACAAAGAACTCAGAATAGGGTTGAAGTAGAAGTTCAGTATGCTTTAAGCTTCCTTGGATCAGTAACAGTTATTGCAAAAGCAGATGTTTCTCCAAATGGACTTTCAGCATTAGGAGAGCTCAGTAACGTAAATGTTTGGAGCAGAGTGGATGATGACCAAACTCCGAATTGGAAAGAAGTTGCTGCTTAACATATAAATGATAGCAATTTTCATTTATTATATATAAACTATAGGAACTTATTATGGCTACTTATGTAAATGATTTAAGACTTAAAGAAATCGCTACTGGTGATGAAAGCGGCACATGGGGCAGTTCTACCAATACTAACCTAGAGCTTATAGCAGAAGCGTTCAGTTATGGAACTCAAGCTTCTTTTGGTTCAGATGCAGATGCGACTACAACTATAGCAGACGGAGCTACTGATCCCGCTCGTAGTTTATATTTAAAAGTCACTTCAGGTGCTACTTTGACTGCTACAAGAAATCTTACTATTGCCCCCAACACAGTTTCAAAAGTATGGATTATTGAAAACGCTACGACAGGAAGTCAATCCATAACAGTAAAACAAGGTTCAGGTACAAGTGTAACAATAGCTAATGGTGCAGTTGCAGTTGTTTATTCTGATGGCGGTGGATCAGGTGCGAATGTCGTAAATGCATTCACCGATTTAAATGTTGCTACAAGCATCACTTTAGATGGTGCAGGATTAGCAACCACAGGTAAATCAATAGCTATGGCTTTGGTTTTTGGTTAATTAGGAGAAATATTAAATGGCAACACCAAATTTAGTAAATGTTTCATCGGTCACACCGTTTTGCATAGCAGGTGCAGTTACCACTTCTGCGGTTGATATTATTGATGTGCCTTCAGATAAGGTATATAAAGTTAATTCAGTAATAATCGCTAATGTTGATGGTACTAATGCTGCAAATATAACAGTAGAAGTTTCAGTAGATAATGGCTCAAACTATTACAAAGTAGCTTCAACAGTATCAGTTCCTGCGGATGCAACGTTGGTAGTGATTGATAAAAACTCACAAATTTATTTAGACGAAACAGATTTGCTTAGAGTAACTGCTTCAGCTAACTCAGACTTGGAGTATGTTGTTTCAGGCGAAATCTTAGACGATGCATAAGGGGTTATATTATGGCTCATTTTGCAGAACTTGATTCTAACAACATAGTATTACGAGTAGTAGTAATATCTAATGACGATGTAGATGCTAATGGAGGAGATTATTCTTCATCAGCAGAAACATTTGTAAGTAATTTAGTTCCACACTCAGATAACGGTGTTGCGTGGAAACAAACATCCTTTAACAACAGCTCAAGAAAACAATACGCAGGTATTGGCTATACATACAATTCAACAAAAAATAAATTTTTATGCCCACAACCTTATCCTTCTTGGAGTTTAAATGGTAATGATGATTGGGAAGCACCTGTAACTTATCCTACTGTAGTAGAAATGGGTGATAATCCTATCGTAATTGAATGGGATGAAGATAATCAAAAATGGATAGGCAATACTTGGACAGGAGAAAATTTCGATACTCGCACTAATTACGAGTGGGATTCAACTGAGCTTACATGGACTGAGGTATAACTTATGGCTGGGCTAAACGGTGGCTTTATAGGTATCGACCATGAACCTTCTACAGGAACTCAAGCTGAACAAATAACCACATTTAATTCCACTGGAACTTTAACAACACAACCTCGTACAACTGAAATTGAATATTTAGTTGTAGCAGGCGGTGGAGCAGGAGGTCATGGCGGCGGTGGAGGCGGAGGCTTCCGCACAGGAACAGGAAACCCTGTTTCAGGCAATTCTCCTTATCCAGTTGTTGTAGGAGCAGGGGGAGCGGCTGTTACATCAAGTCCTGTTTTTGCTAGAAACGCAGGCGGTAGTGGCGGAGATTCAACCTTGGGTACACCTACACCGATAACCTCTGAAGGAGGCGGTGGCGGTGGCTCACCGGGACAATATTCAGGTTCACCTGTTTATGGTCGTGACGGTGGTTCAGGCGGTGGTTCAGGTGCAAGTAATGGACCTTTAGGTAGTCAGCCATCCTCAAATGAAGGAGCAGGTAATACTCCTCCAGTAAGTCCTCCTCAAGGCAATCCGGGTGGTCATGCAAGATATTCAGGTTATTCCTATGGTTGGGCAGGCGGAGGTGGGGGTGCAGGCGGTGCAGGTTTAGAAGGAGCCTCTGCAACACTTTTATATGGAAGTCCTGAACCCACAGGTTATTATGTTTGGGGTGGAAGCGTTGGTGGTGCTGGTGCACCCTCAACCATTTCAGGCTCAAATGTAAAATACGCTGGAGGCGGCGGAGGTGGAGACACCATTGCAGCCGATCCTCCTGGTTATCCTTCACCTCCTCAAGTAGCTCCTTCAGGTAGTGGTCAAGATGGTGGCGGTAACGCAGCTAGATCAATCAGTAGGCCAGGAAATAATACAGGAGAAGCAGGTACAGCTAACCGAGGTGGTGGTGGCGGTGGCGGTAACGGTGGTACAAGATTGGATCTTTCAGGCGGTACAGCAGGAAATGGTGGATCAGGCGTAGTTATCGTTAAAGAAGCCGCTGTTAATTTTGTACAGAACACAAGTGGTATGTGGAATATGGATGCTGTATATCAAAATGTTAAAAATAGTACTTGGGTGAGTAGCTAATGCCTAGATTAATTGGAGCTTTACAAACAACTCAGGCTGAACAAACAACTACATTTAATTCTAGTGGTACTCTCACAACTCAACCACAAACCTCTTCTTTGCTTTATGTTATTGTTGCAGGGGGAGGAGCAGGGGGAGGCGGTATAGGAGGCGGTGGCGGAGCAGGAGGATATCGTTCTTCAGTTCCAGGCGAATCTTCAGGAGGTGGAGCTAGTGCTGAAACTGCAGCCCCTGTAAATGGTAATTCTCCTTATCCAGTAGTAGTAGGGGCAGGAGGTACTAAAGGTGCTGCAGAACAAACAAAAGGATCTCCAGGCAACGATTCCTCTGTAGCAAGCGTTACCTCTGCTGGCGGAGGAGTTGGAGGCTCTTCTGCGGTACAAAACAGCAACCCTCCTGGCGCTGGTGATCCTGGCGGATCTGGAGGCGGTGGTTTTTTAGGCCAAGGTTCAGGACCAGGGACATCTAATCAAGGTTTTGCAGGAGGCGTGGGTGGAGAGCTTTCACCTGCAGTAACTTATGGATCAGGAGGAGGCGGTGGTGCCTCCGAAACAGGACAAGGATACACACCTTCAACACCTCCAAGCGGACCTTATGCCCATGATGGTGGAGATGGAATAGCATCCTCTATTACAGGATCATCAGTCACTCGCGGCGGTGGTGGTGGCGGTGGTATGTATCTTACAAGACCTGGAAATATTCAAGGACAAGGCGGATCTGGAGGTGGAGGCAATGGTAATCCAGCGCCAGGTTTACCAGGACCAGGCTCATCTGGGGATGCTGGTTCAGCCAACACAGGCGGTGGCGGCGGTGGTGGATCGGGTAACCAAGGTCTAGGTGGTAATGGTGGCTCAGGAGTCGTTATTGTTAAAGAACCTTTTGTTGCTACAAGTGTTTGGGATATTAGAACTGTTTATAGACTTGTAAAAGCAGGCACTTGGTCAAACTAACCAACCTTTCTTTTAAATCATAACTACACTATAATTTTCTCGGAGAGAGAAGATGAATCTAAAATGGTATTATTGGTATTTTCAAGGTGTAATCCCACCTAGAATTTGTGATGACATAGTGCGGTACGGTAAAAAGCAACAAAAACAAATGGCTTTGACTGGACATGCAGGGGGTAAAAAAACTGAAGAGTTAACTGAAGAAGAAATTCAAAATATTCAAAAGAAAAGAAAATCAGATATCGTATGGATGTCTGACAGATGGGTATATAAAGAAATTCAGCCATACATACACACAGCTAATAAAAATGCTGAATGGAATTTTGATTGGGATTGGTCTGAGGCTTGTCAATTTACAGAATATAAAGAAGGTCAATTTTATGACTGGCATTGTGATTCTTACGATGAGCCATATAACGATCCAAATGTAAAAGAAACTTTCGGTAAGTATAGAAAGTTAAGCATGACTGTATCTCTAACTGATCCAAGTGAATATGAGGGTGGAGATCTAGAGTTTGATTTTAGAAATACAGACGAAGGTTCTCAGCCAAGAATATGCGAAGAAATTAGAAAAAAAGGAAGCGTAATAGTTTTTCCCTCTTTTGTTTGGCATCGAGTTACTCCTGTAACCAAAGGAACACGACACTCCTTAGTGTGTTGGAATTTAGGATATCCATTTAGATGAGTTTTGAAAAAAATAAATATCAAGTTATTAAAAAAGCAATATCAAAAGAACTCGCAGACTTTTGCTACCAATACTTTTTAAACAAAAGAGAAGTAGCAAAACACTTGTTTGAAGTTAATTATATATCTCCATATACAGACTACTTTGGCGTATGGAATGATAGCCAAATACCTGATACATATTCTCATTACGCTGACATAGTCATGGAGACTTTATTGCAAAAAGTTAAACCAATTATGGAAGAAAAGTCAGGAGTTAAATTATCTGAAACTTATTCTTATGCAAGAATTTATAAAAAGGGCGATATTCTAAAAAGACATAAGGATAGATATTCATGCGAGATATCAACAACCATGCACTTGGGTGGCGATGAGTGGTCAATATATTTAGAGCCTAATGCAAGTATAGGTGAAGTAAAAGATGGCGAGTACATACCAAGTGATTCAAAAGGAGTTGAAGTAAAATTAAAACCCGGAGATATGTTGATGTATCGAGGTTGTGAATTAGAGCATTGGCGAGATGCTTTTGAGGGAACTGATTGCGGACAAGTATTTTTGCACTATAACGATGCCAGTGGCAAAGATGCTAAAACAAATAAATTTGATAAAAGACCTATCATTGGGTTGCCATCTTACTTCAAAAATAGTATATAATTTTTCATTATGGATATTTTATTACCAATTTTATTTGTGTTAGTAATCGTAGGTGCGGTTATTTGGAAAAACAAACCTGAATGGATTAGCAAGGTTAAATCTTGGTTTGTTGAGTAATGTCTAAACCAACCGTTCAAGGTACCTACAACGAGTTAATTCGGCATGAAACCGAATGCGCTGAACGTTGGAAAACTTGTTTTAACCATCTAGAAAAATTAGATGCTGATATTACGTTTATCAGAAATATAGTAGTAGGCGGTACAGGTACTTTGGCTTTGTGCTTTTTAGGATTTATACTGACCCAAATATGAAAAAACTTAAATCAGTTTTAGGTGCGTTAGCTCCAACTTTAGGAGCGGCCATAGGTGGCCCACTTGGCGGCCAAGCCGGGTCAATACTTAGTTCTGTACTGGGTGTACCTAACAATCCCAAATCTATAGAATCAGCAATGAACAACATCACTTCTGAACAGATGATGGCGTTAAAGAAAGCTGAAAAAGAATTTGAAGTTCAAATGAAAGAACTTGATGTTGATATCTATAGATTAGAAACTCAAGACGTTCAAGACGCTAGAGAAAAGTTTAGCTCTGATTGGACGCCTAAATTTTTAGGTGTTCTTTGTCTTGTAGGTTTCTTTGGCTATATAGGTATGGTCACACTCTATCCTCAACCAGATTCAAGTGACGATATTGTTATGCTGGTAATTGGATCTATTACTGGTATAGCAACCGCAGTTATATCATTCTACTTTGGATCGTCCAACAAAAAATAATTATGCACATCTCTGACGAAGGGCTAGAACTTATCAAGCATTTTGAGGGTTGCCCAACAGATGATGAGGGTAACGTTGTTGCTTATCAAGATGCAGTAGATGTATGGACAATTGGTTATGGTCATACTAAAGATGTACAAGAAGGCGATAAGTGGACTAAAGAAAAAGCAGATTTCATGTTATGGCGTGAACTTGAAGATGAGTACGAAGAGTACGTCAATAGTTATGTGCATGTGCCTTTAAATCAAAATCAATTTGATGCACTATGTTCTTGGGTATACAACCTTGGACCAGCCAACCTAAAAAGATCAACACTTTTAAGAAAACTAAATAATGGTGAATATGAAGAAACACCAAACCAAATAAAAAGATGGAACAAAGCCGGGGGCAAAGTTTTAGAAGGTCTAGTACGGAGAAGAGAAGCAGAAGCTTTACTCTTTGAAGGCAAAGACTGGCGACTTATATAGGAGATATCATGTCTGTAAGATCCGAAAGGATCGCTCTTGCAGGTGAATACTTAGCGGCATCATATTTGTTGAGGTTTTGCGACTCTGTTATTCAAACACCACCTGGCCATAAAGCTGATTTAATTCTAGATCACAACAATAATCTTTACAGAGTTCAAGTAAAAACGACAAACACCATATATAGACGCAACGACAAGGACTACTATCGTTGGGAAATACGCACAAGCAAAAGAACTGTTAATAACATTCGTGAAAATAAAGTGGTAAGATATGGAAATGGCGAAGTTGACATATTTTGTTTTGTTGCTTTACCAATTAACAAAATATTTTTTGGTGCC